TTAGACAGGATTTTCTATGCCTGCTGCGTCATATATTACAGTTTTCTCCGCAAACTCGCCAAAAGGCAGGCTCAGACAGTGCTCCGAAAACTGAATTATACTCGCAGGCATAACGAAAATCCTGCCATTAATCCTCGCGATGTAGAAAATTCAGGCGGAAGTTGTGTGCGGGGACTTGGTGTGCTTGTTCCTGCGAAAGCCTCACTATAGTCACCAAGAAACTGTATTTTATGAGGCAGAAAGTCTGTTTAATATTTTGAGAGAGTAAGTGAGTGTTAGCTTATAGAGGAGCATGTCACTGAGATAGGAGAGGGAGAAACAGTATAATATATCTTCCTGACAAATTAAACATGAAACATAAAAATTAAGAAATACTTAAAATTTAAGGCTTTTAAAAAACAGCGAAAATAAAGCAATGATACCCGCAAATGCCCTATATACAGGCGTTTTGCGGGTAATTAATAGTTTCGTATAATCACGAACTAAAACGGATAAATATGAACCGTTAGTGACACGTTAGCGACACACTTTTATTCGTTCGATTTCTTCTTTGAGCCGTTCTAAACTACGATGCAGATACACCTTGTTTGTGACATCCTGGAACGAATGACCGAGCATTAATTTCTTGTCTGTTTCATTCACATAATAGTCATCACATAGCTTGCTGAATGTGTGCCTGCAATCATGCGGAGTGTGCTTTTTAATTCCAAGCTTTTTCAGTGTAGAATACATATCTGTTCTAAAATCTCCGGTGGAGCAAGTTAAAAAAGCGCCATCTCGTTTTATTCTTCGCTTTACAAGAGGCAATATAGCTGAATGTATAGGAACGATTCTATTTCTTCCGGCATCAGTTTTTAATCCTCCTTCAAGGTAATTTTCATTCCAATTTATTTCTAAATCTATATACTCAGAAATTCTAAATCCTGAGTAACAGATGATTAATAACATTTCCACAACTGGATTTTCTTGATTTTTCCATAAAAATTCAAGTTCATCGTTTTTGAACGGAACCCCTTTTTCATCATCGTCCTCTGATTTGATTTTTACATAATCAGAATACTTTTTATCGCACAAATCATTTGCATCTGCATAAGCGTACATTTGGTTAAATAGCACAATTATTTTTTCGAGTGTCGCATGTTTCAACGGACAGTCATCAACTGCTTTCTGCAGGTCGGCTGTAACAAGAGCGCGAAAACTTTTATCGTGTAAAGATTTACAATTATTGTAGGCAGAGCGAAATCCAGCTTCTGATGCAGAGCGTTTTTCCCGCTTTAAATTGTATTCTTTCCCAAACTTCCAGGCATAAAACTCTTTGAATACATCTTCAAAAGTCTTCTGATCAGCAACCTCACGCTGAGTCTGAGAGTATTTACTCAAAATTTTTGCAACTTGACTTCCTAATTCATCGGAACTTCCGGATTCGGTCAGTTCTTTTTCTCTACCAGGATAATACTCTCCATGCTTGTACCATGTAAGAACTGTAAACCCCTTATACCAATCGTCAACGTAACAGAGCGCCTTCACAGGCACTGGATTGCCGTCAGAATCAAATTCTGTGGTCGGAGGGTAAACTCCATAAGGGTTCGTTCTGTTCTTGCCAGACAGGCGTTTAATCGAGCCGTAGCCGTTTGGTAGTTTAGGGTATTTCTTTCGTCTTCCCACAATACGCATCTCCTTTCTGGTGCGACGTCGCACAAAAATGGGTATAAAAAATACACCTACACGGTGCCGGGAAAATGTGATATAATGTTCTTGTTCGCGGATTATTATATCGTGCTTGGCACTGTATAGTATTCACTTAACCGTTCCTGTTGGTGCAGGAGCGGTTTTTCTATATTTAATATTATTGTGGAGGATTACATACTCCACAAGGGCTATAACTTCCTTTTACTTCCGATAATCTTTTTTCAATACTAGATTTTTTTAAATATCTGCATCCGCTTCGATGATACTTGCCACCACTTTGAGTTATGTAAACAACAGGGTCGTTATTTTCTTGAGCTTGTGAGGTTGTTTGAGCTTCAGCCTGTGCCTGTGCTTGAGCCTGTGCTTCGGCTTCAGCTTGTTCTGCTGCAAGGCGTTCCTGCTCTTCTTGCTTGGCTTTTTCAGTAGCAATTCGCTCTTCCTCAGCCTTTTTCTCCTGTTCTTTTTTGGCGATAGCAGCTTTATCTTCGATTTTAAAAGATAATGTATTACTTTTTATTCCATTATGTTCAGCCCAAACGCTATATAATCCGGCTTTGGATGCCGAGAAGGAAAGTTTACCATTAGAATAACTCAATTTTCCGCTGGAGCATTGAAAATCATCATTTGACAGTTCATAATCGCTTGGAGTGGTTGCTATGGTTATTTTTACATTTTGATTAATATCATATGCTTCCTTTGAATTTGCTTTTAAATTGATACTTTCCAGATTATCCGGAAACGCTATGCCAATAAAAGCGCAAATAAGGATTAATGCGGTAACAATCCATTTTATTGGTTTCTTCCAATCGGTGTATTTCCACATAAGGAAAAGGCCTACTGGAAAGAAGAAAATTAATAATGCGATTATCCATCCTGTTTTCTGATACCATTTCTTATCAGAACCAGGTCCTTGAAAATTATTTTGAGACATTGATTGCGTACCTCCATTACTTGTGTGCTTCTTGGCTTTAGATCCACCACCAGATGATTTGGTATAGGAAAGACCTGTTCCAGGGATTCCGACAGAAGCGGTCTTTTTTCCTTTTGAGTTCATTGTATAATGGACTCCTTTTCCGCCAAATGTAACGCTGGAGCTTTTCTTGTTGAAGTTAATTTTAACGCCTGGGGCAATCTTAATACTTTTTCGAAAGCGTAGTCCCATCAAATCCCTCCTCTTTTTTCCTTTGTAAATGAAAGTTTAAGTAAGTTTTTCTATATAATCGCTATTGCGGTTATACCATATAATTATCTCTTGAATTCCATAATTCGTGCATCGAACCCAGCCAACCAAGCAATTTGAGCCTTGGTAAGACCGGGATTGTCAGCTATTAATTTATCTGGAATTAATAGCTCTGCTGCAAATGTGTTGGCTTCAATCTCTATCTTGGAAGTCAGCATCAGAGTCTTATTTCGGATGAAGTAGCAATTTTCTTTCCGATGCATGATTGAGTGCGCCAGCTCATGTGCCATGACAAGAGTGCGTTCGTGTTCATCCAAATCTTCGTTCAGAAATATACACTTGTGATTCTTGAGAAACATATAACATCCGGCACGACTTCCGAGTGGTCCAATTTGGACTTCTACATTCAGATATTCCGCCAGCACGAATGGATTTCGTGTTTCATATTTTTTGACATAATAAGCAACTAATCGCTTAACATCATGTGCTTTCAAATCCCAACACCTACTTCTTATTTTTGTTTGGATTATATTTTTCCTTGTTGATAGGTTTCAGTCGGCGCATCATCAGCTCGATTTGCCCGAGAAGCAATTCAGCATCTTCTTCTGGAATCGGCTCGCCATCGTAGGAGAGAGGACCGTCTGCACCGTTTAATAGTTTTGTGCGGATGCTTTCCATGTCTTTTGCAATGTCGCGTTCGTCTTTTTCAGTTAGTCCGTCACTATCAACTCCAGTCATAAGAAAATCTGCGGATACCTGTAGATAATCTGCTATTAATACCAGCCTATCGGCTGGAAATACGCCTTTTCTAAGTTGACTTATGTAACCGTTTGAAAAACCGAGCTCGCGTTCAAGTTTAGAGATAGGTATCTTTCTATCTTTACATATCTTTTTTACTCTATCCACGCTATTCATAGAGTACCTCCTAAAATTTAGAGAAAAACCTAAAAATAATATTGACAAATTAGAGAATACCCTATATAATCTAAGCATGATTTAGAGAAAAGCCTAAAAATAAAAAGGATAATCTGTAATATGTTTCTGACAATTCATATTTTAGATTATTCTCTAATATTTGTCAATGTTTTTCTCTAAATCAATTAAGAAAGGAGGAAGAGATTTTGCTTTTTGAAAAAGTAACTATGCTTTGCCAGGATAAAAATATATCTATTGCGAAGTTGGAGCGTGAATGTGAGATGGGGAATGGTACTGTTCGAGGTTGGAAAACCTCCAGTCCCTCGATTGAAAACCTAAAAAAAGTAGCAGATTACTTCGGCATTACAGTTGACGAACTAATCAGTGACGTAGGAGGTGAGTAGATGCAGGATATATTAAACTCCAGCCAAGCAGCCAGAGTCATAGGCTGTGGACCTCAAATGGTCCGTGAACGAATTAAGCGAGGTATCTGGACGTTTGGGACTGTAGTTACAGCCAAGGAAGCTGGTAACACACAGAATTCTTACGAAATCAACAAGCGAGCCTTGGCAGAGTGGCTGAAAATACCACCGGAAGAGGTGGACAGAAGATTGAAAGGAGGACAAGCCCATGAGAGTTAGAGATTGGATAGTGGTAGGACTGCTGATGAACGGACTGCCAATGGTTATGTTTCTTCATTGGCTGGTCGTGGGATATTAGACATGAAAAGAAAATGGACAATGAAGAGGATTGTGGACACGTTATTCGTGTTGGTAATCCTGGGGGATATCGCAACGCTGATCATGTTCGTAGCGATTTCCGTTAAGATTCTAAAAATGCAGGAGGTGATCACATGGCTGATACAGCAAACTTAAAAGAAATCTTATTCCGGCATAGTGCGGAGCAGTGCAAGGTGTGTGAAGCCATTCCATTTGAGCAGATTGGACATCAAATCGAATATGAGAAGTTCAAGATGCTCCATGAGGTTATTGAGGAAGCTGACCTGGAGGACGAGTACCAGGAATGGAGACAGGTGTATGGATACGTGGAGTAGGAAGGTGGTGAGAATATGGAGAATAAGCAGGAGATTCTGGACCTTTTGTTACCTGCTCTTCAGGCGACTCGTAATCTATCTGATTTGGTAGGACTGGAGTACCGGGAAGACCGAGAGCTGGTGTATGCGAAGTTTGCAAGCGGGAATCAGAAGATTGCTAATGTGGCATGTGATTCCGGAACAGCACTGATCAGAGACGTAATCGGGCAGATCATATAAAAAAGAGTGCTCTCATAAGCCTGACAAGGCGAGAAGCACTCTGGAAATTAGTCAATTATATTATACAAAACAGGAGGAAATTAGTCAAATGGAACATATACCAGGATATGACGAATGGAAAACAACGCCTCCGGAACAGGGACCTGCAACATATTGTGATTGCTGTGGGTGTGAGGTGTATGAAGGAGATTATATCTATACGATAGATGGAGAACGTTTATGCGAGGATTGTCTCAATGCTAATTACAGGAGGGTTGTGTAATGGCAGAAATATGGATGGTGTTCGGAGCGGAAGAATACAAATATGGAACATATCGTTTTGTTACACGCGCAGAAAAAAACAGAGTAAACGATCTCGCAATGCAGATCCGGGAAGAACGCGGGTGTGAGACTTATGTGAAAGAGATAGGTGAGTATTAATGTATTACAAGGAATGTCCGTTCTGTGGTTGTAATTTGGATCCGGAAGAGAAATGTGATTGCCAGGACAAGAAGAAAAAGAGAGAAGAGCTTATCAGATCGCTTCTGATTAGACAGCCAGACGGGCAACTTGTGTTGAAGGAGGCGGTATAGATGTTAAAGAGTTATGAAGAGCTCTCGAAGATAGATGTATCAAAATATTGCAAGGAGAGAGATGGTATTGAATATCTGAATTGGGCGGTATGTATTAAGCTGCTGCATGAAAATGGGGCAGAAAAAGTATATTTTGAACCGATTCCAGATCCGGTTACAGGGTCGAGTTTAAGAATGTCTCAGGCGGAATTTGTAGATAAGAACGGTGTGAAAAATCGATGCTATGAGACTGAAATAAAGGTGGTAGTAGACGAGAATACCTGGATTATGAGATCTCCGGTATTAAATGGGACAAACCCGGTAAAAGATAACTCAATGAATCAACTTCGTGTGTGGAACAGCATGTGCAGATCCTTTGTAAAATGCATCGCGATTCACACGGGATTGGGATTTAATCTTTGGGTCGGAGAAGAAGAAGGACCGAATATTCCTACACAACTGGAAGTACCGGCAAAGCCTACAGAAATCAAAGTAATTCAAAATTTGTGTGCTCAGCATGGAGTTGACGGAGACATGTGGGTAGCAAGCAATGGTAAGAGCTGGGATACATTAACAGGAAAAGAGGCAGCTGTCATGCTTGTTGCATTGAAGAAAAGATATGGTGATGACTAATGGACTTTACAGGGATATTTCAAGGGTTGTCCATGAATTATGCTACTGGCAAACAGACAGCGTCCTTTGAACTGAATGAAGACGCAAGAGAAGCATTCCAAGATCTAAAGGGTTGTGAAAAATTGACCATTCAGATAAAGAAATATCGAAAGAAGAGAAGCTTGGATGCGAATGCATATTACTGGGTGCTCGTATCGAAGTTGGGAAAGGTCCTTGATATGGCAAATCCAGAGGTGCATAACATAGCGCTAATCAGATATGGACAACCTTGGATCATTGATGGAAAGTCAGTGTTTACAACGATTCCTGATACGGAAGATGCAGAAAATCAGGTTAGATATGCCGTGAATTATCATTTACAGCCGACATCGCAAGTGCGGGAGGGCAATGACAATGTGATGTATCGAACGTACAGATTACTTCGTGGCAGCCATCTGTACAACACAGAGGAAATGGCAAGGCTGATAGGCGGAATGATTACCATGTGTAAGGAAGCAGGTATTCCGGATAGAGAAATTGCAACGCCGGAAGAAAAGAGACTCTTGAAAGAGAGGTATGGTGTAGATGTCTAAACGATTATGGAGTGTGTTCACAAATGACATGGAGCATTGTTACTTTACCGGAACGCCATATTGCCATAGACACCACATTTTCTATGGACCATACAGATCGAAATCCGAAGAATATGGTTTCGTAATTCCCATAGCATGCTATTTGCACGAGAACGAAGCAGACAGTGTTCACGGGAATCCCAATCAAGGGTTGGATCTTAAGCTTAAGCAGATGGCTCAGCAATATTTTGAGGAGCATTACGGGACTAGAGAAGAGTTCATTCGAATTTTTGGAAAGAACAGATTGTAACTCATTCACATAGATTCATGCGGCAAACGTAACTGAAGATAAAATGTTCGGTTTTGCAAATATTGTGTCACGATGCCGGAGATGCCGCACTCCGGCAGAAAGGAGAAAATATGACATCGAGAGAAAAAGCAGAAGATTATTTTCATCGGATATGCGACGGACACAGAAATGCAATACAGCGTCCAGCGGATCCGAGTGTCGATAGAATATTTCGTAATATGGTAGAAAAAGCGAATTGTAACGGTGATTGCATTATCAATGTCGGGAAAGGTGTATTTCGACCGATACCGAGTGATCCGGTAGATGAAGCAGCGTTTCACGAATATATAGCCAAAGACTTACATAGGGCGAGAGCAATACAGCTCAAACGATTATGCATGAAGCAGACTTACGATAGTTGGAGCAGATGCTCAGAGGTATCAAAATGAATTCTAACAATAAGGGAAAGAATGGTGAGCGCGAGCTTGCCACAATATTAAGAGAGTATGGGTATGACAGCCGGAGGGGGCAACAATATTGCGGATCAAACGGAGATGCTGATGTAGTAGGCCTTCCAGGAGTCCACATCGAATGTAAGAGGGTGGAAAGGCTTAATATCTATGATGCTATCGAGCAATCGAAGAATGATGCTAGAGATGGCGAAAATCCAGTTGTTATGCATCGAAGAAATAGAAAAGAGTGGCTTGTTACAATGCCGCTAGATGATTGGATGAAAATGTATGGAAAGGCATTGCATGATAATTAGAAGAGGTGAAAAGTAATGAGAGACAGCTTTGTATTTTACCGATCATTTGCAGATGCTATCGCAGGACTTCCACCCGAAGAGTATAAGAAGGTTATGCAAGCCATAATAGGTTACGCATTAGACGGCACTGAACCAGCTACAGGAGGAATTGAGTATACAGTATTTTGCCTGGTGAAACCTCAGATTGATGCAAATAATAAGCGTTACGAGAACGGGAAAAAAGGTGGTAGACCAATAACCAAACAGGAACCAAGCAATAACCAAGATGTAACCAAGAAAAAACCAAGCAATAACCAAGATGTAACCAACCCACAACCTAATGTATATGTAAATGTAAATGATAATGATATTAAAAAGAAAGACACTAACGTGTCTAAAGAAAAAGCGTCCCGCTTTAAACCACCTACAGTAACAGAAGTTGAAAATTACTGCAGGGAAAAGGAATATCGCATTGATTGTGAGCGATTTGTTGACTTTTACCAGTCTAAGGACTGGATGGTCGGCAAAAACAAAATGAAAGACTGGCGTGCCGCAGTGAGAAACTGGGCGAGAGGGAATCAGCTGGAATTGACCGCGAAACCCGCGCAAGGAACAAAATTTAATAATTTTACTGGCCGTGATTACAACATGGACGCGCTGGAACTTGCGATGCTGGGAGGTGCAGCTCATGAGAATTAGGCAGATCAGCCTCACTGAATGGTATGACATTCCAGGATACGACGGAAAGTATCAGATTAACTATTTCGGCAATATCCGCAGAATGTTAAAACGTGGATACAAGGACTTACACCCATACATCAAGATTTCCAATGGACGCAGGGTAGTGAAACTGAACGGTAAGGAACAAGTAGTCATGAAACTGATGCAGATCACATTCATTGGAGTGTTGCCACCGGGAAAGGTAGCATATCACAAGAATGGTATCATCACAGACGATGCGCTGAACAACATTGGTATTACTACCAGGGTGAGCTTGGCAGATTGACTGGAAGGAGTAACGGGTGCGAGACAGCGGTCGTGAAAATCAGTCCGGATGGAGAGATTGTTGATTTCTACAGATCAGTCAGAGAAGCAGGCAGGAAGAATCACATGTCATACCAGACGATTCTAGACAGGATCAGTGAAAAGGTGAAGAGTTTATATGCGCCGGACGGGTATGTGTACTGTAAGGACAATGCCAGGGCAATCAATAAGGCAGTTCGGAGGATAGAACTGGATAGAAAAGAAGAATGCGGTGTTGATTTTATACCAGCACCGGAAGTGGTATTTGATTTTTAACATAGTGAAAGGAGACGGAGCTCCGGCCGGAGTGATGATGCATCGGCTCCTTTTGGAAAGATGAAAAACGGAGTAAGTAAGGTTTATACAGACAGACCGGATTATGCAGATTTTGATTCACCGGCAAAATTTGAGGCAATCAAGAGTATTATCGCGAAGAGATTGATAGAACATCCGGATGCCATATGCTCATATTCGGGCGGATCAGACAGTGATATCATGTTGACCTGATTGAACGGACCAGAGCAATGTTCGAGTTACCGCCAATCAAATATGTATTTTTTAATACAGGATTGGAAATGAAAGCAACAAGAGATCATGTGAAGTATGTTGCAGAAAAGTATGGAGTGGAAATTGAAGAGAGAAGACCAGAGATCAACATCGTCCGGGCAACCAGAAAATATGGAATTCCATTCGTATCGAAAATTATGTCAGGAGGTTTGTCCGAATGGCAAAAGAAAGGAGTCCCTTTATCTATAGCAGATGAATATGATCAGGCAGAGGATAAGGCGGCGAAAAGAAAAGAGTTAAAAGAAAGATATCCTAAATGTGAGAGTCTGATTAATTTTCTTTGCTGCTGTAATTCGGCTGGGGAACCAAGACCAAACATTCAGCTCGTAATCAATTCATCAAAATACATGCGGGATTTCATCAAGAAGTACCCGCCAGAATTTATGATAAGTGCAAGATGCTGTGATTATTGCAAAAAGCAAATCGCTCATAAAGTTCAGAAAGATTATGACATGATTATAACGGGAGAGCGTAGAGATGAAGGCGGAATGAGATCGGTTCCTAGAAAAGATAATACGGCTCTTTGTTTCACAGAAACGGCGGATGGACATTATCGGCTAAGACCGCTCTATTATGTATCTGATAAAGATAAAGCATGGTACAAAGAGTATTACAAAATAAAATATTCGGATGCATATGAAGTATATGGCTTGACTAGAACGGGATGTTGCGGATGCCCGATATCGTATAAGGCAGTAGAAGATCTTGAAAAGATTCGAAAATATGAGCCGAATGTAGTAAAGGCAGCATGGAATATTTTCGGAAAGAGTTATAAGTACCGAATGAAATATAACGAATACAAAAAGAAACGAATGGAAGAAGAAAAAAGGAGAGCTGAAAATGTTGAGGGACAAATGACGATATTTGATTTTCCGGAACTGATTCCGGAGGAAGGAGAAAACGATGGCGATAATACATAATGTCCGTGGCGGGACGGTTGGCTTAAATGAAGAAGAACGGTTGATGATCGCAAGGCTACTGGTGAAGGCGGGATATACGGTTAAGATCGGATACAGGACGATTCCAGGGAATGCGAAGGGGAAGAAAGAATATATAGTTGAATACTGGGAGGAGAAAGAAAAGAAGATAGAAATGTAGAATGGTGTCGAACCTTGACAATTGAATATTGATGGTTGGAATGGTATAATTATAACATTAAGCTTATGAAAGGATGTTATAGATGGAAAATGAATTAATTGTGCTAACGGTATTAATAATGCTATATATAATAATGGTGTTCGGAATAGTATATTGGCTTAGTTTAAATATAGATGAGAAACAGAATCATATTAAAAAAACTGCACGTGGATTGAAAAATGTTCTTAAAGAGTACGATAAAGAAGAAATGGTAGATATTCAAAAAGTTTCAGATGATGTCAAGCTATTATATGATGAGTACATACAAGAACTACCAAATGTGAAAAAAATTTTCCCCAATATTATTGTGTGGTTAGATTCAATACTTTTACAACTAAGTTTGGAAAGAAAAAGGGTACAACCTCTTGAAAAGTATTATAAGTTATTGAAAAATGTAAGAGATTTTTTGAATACAAATAATCCATATAGTAATTGTACACAATATCAGCAAGGAATTTTAAAAGATATTAATGGATTAAAGTCAGAACACAATATAATGATAGTGGATAACATTATTGGGAGAACAGAAAGTGAATTCATAAGACTCGAAAATAATATAAAGAAAAATGAACGCTCAAACAAATTGTCAATTATGATAGGTGTAGTGGGAATTATAATATCCATTATTTTGGCAATAATTAAATTTTGA